AGTTATCTTAGCTATTGGAACAATTATTGTTGGAATTATAGGTTTCTTTCAGTTTAAGTAAAATGATTGACAGATTTTTATATGGTTTTTTTGGATTATTAGACAAATTCTGTTGTCACTTAGATAGAATAATGTTTCCCCCAAAAAAGAAAAGGAAAAAATAATGTTTAAAATAACTGCATTATTATGCGTTCTTGCAGTTAATGGTCAAAACCTTTGCATGACAGGTAACTTACCGCTTACTGGTGAGTTAGACAGTGTAGAAAAGTGTAACAACACGGTTTTAGCTATTGGCAATGCAGTGAATGAAGAATTTATGAGAAGACAAATATACATATCTATGAAATGCGAAAAAATAGGAGAAGCAGTATGATGATATATGGAGAGACTCCAAAGTTTTGGAAAAATAAAGCCAAGATTTATTTAATGAACACAGACAAAAGAATGTTAGCGGCTTTCATTGTTTGGTCTGTAATTTTATGGTGGATATAAAATATGCCATTTGAAATGATAACAATGTTAGGCTCTACTATACTAGGTGGAGTTATGAGCATCTGGTCACAAAGTATAAAAGCAAAACAAGCAGAACAAAAAATGCTTATACAAAGAGCAGAAGTGCAACAACAAGGTTTTAAAGACGCTAGAGAATACGATAATAAAGGTTTTCAGTGGACTAGAAGAATAATAGCTTTAACTGCTGTTTTTGCAATAGTATTACTACCAAAATTAATGCCAATATTACAACCAGATGTAAGTGTAATTGTAGGTTATTTAGAATTTAAACCTGCCTTTTTATTTATACCTGAAAAAGAAATAATGAAATGGGTAACACTATCTTCTAATAGTTTAGTTATTACACCGTTAGATACTAACTTAGTGTCTGCTATTATAGGATTATATTTTGGCGGTTCATTAGTTAAAAAATAATTTATGAAAGTTTCAGACAAAACATCTGTAAGTATGCCTATCAAAAATATGATAGGTATTATAGCAGGAGTTGTGATGGGTGTGTTTGCATACACAGAAATTACAGCTCGTTTAACTTCTCTTGAAACAAGTCGTGAGTTAATGAACGCTGACCTTTTGAAAAAAAGTGAGCAAACAACTACAGACCAAGAACAATTTTTGTTATTAGAAACTTTATTTTCTGATGTAGAAAAATTACAAAACACTCAAGAACAAAACATGACTAATAAAGTAAATATTGAGTTTACTAAACAACAATTAGAAAAAGCATTAGAAGATATTGAAGATTTGAAAGATAAGGTAAGAGCTAATGGGAAGAGTCACTAAGAAAATACTTCAATATATCAACGATATGCAAAGAAAAGCTAAACAAATGAGTTTTGTTAAAGAGTTAAAAAAAGAAGTAGAGATTGGTGCAAATGGCACACAAAAATATGTAATTAAAGAAGGTAATAACAAAGGTAAGATATTATGATTGAAACAGTTATTGCATTACTTATGATTGTAAACAATGAAATTAAAGAACATAGAATACAACCATCTATGTCTGATTGCCTTAAAGGTAAAAGACTTGCTATGCGTACTAATGAAAATAACAATATTCAGTATCAATGTATTAAATCTAAAGCAGAATTAGAATTAAATATTGATAACTCTACATCAATTAAAAAATTAATACTTGAGTAATGGCTAAACAAAAATTTACGCATTTTGAACCTAGACCAAAACCTAAAAAAAGAATTAGAACACATAAGAAGAGGTTAAATAAAAGTGAAAAACGAAGTTATAAAAAATACAACCGACAAGGAAGACCAGATTAATATAAACGACATTGTCAAAGAATTACCAGAGTTATTAGTTAAACACGCATATACAAAATTAAAATCAGGAGAAGAGCTAACTGCTTCAGAAATGAAGGTATGTTTAGAGGTCTGTAAAACTTATAGTACAGATAATCTTAATAAAAAACCTGATAACATTTTAGAAGACGTGCCGTTTGATACAGATGGATAATAGAATTAAGAATTTTAAAAATTTTTTGTATTTGTGTTGGAAAAATCTAAATTTACCAGACCCAACACCTATACAGTACGATATAGCTGATTATTTACAGTCAAATGAAAAAAGATTAGTTATAGAAGCCTTTAGAGGTGTAGGTAAATCATGGATTACTTCAGCATTTGTCTGTCACCAACTTCTATTAAATCCCCAACGTAACATATTAGTTGTATCTGCATCTAAAAGTAGGGCTGATGATTTCAGTACATTTACACAGCGTCTAATCGCTGAGATGCCAATATTAAAACATTTAGTACCTAAAGATAACCAAAGAAGTTCTAAGGTTAGTTTTGACGTAGCACCTGCTAGAGCGTCACACGCTCCTAGTGTTAAGTCTATGGGTATTACAGGTCAACTTACAGGTTCACGTGCAGACTTAATTATTGCTGATGACGTAGAGTCAGCCAATAACTCACAGACACAACTTATGCGTGATAGACTTAGTGAGACCGTAAAAGAGTTTGATGCTATTATAAAACCAGAAGTGGGACGTATTATATTTCTAGGCACACCACAGACAGAGATGTCTTTATACAATAGCTTAGAAGAAAGAGGTTTTAAGACTAAAATATGGACTGCTTTATATCCTGATAAACAACAAACTATTGGATATGGACACAAATTAGCAGACATTATAGCAGACAAAAAAGATTTAGAAGGTAAACCTACAGACCCACAAAGGTTTGATGAGGTGGACTTATTAGAAAGACTTAGTTCTTATGGACGTAGTGGATTTAACCTACAGTTTATGTTAGATACTACTATGTCTGACTCTAATAGATACCCTCTAAAATTAAATGATTTGATTATAGCTTCAGGTTGTTCCACGTGGAAAGAAGCTCCTGCTAAAATACAGTGGGCTAGTTCTCCTGAACAAATGAAAGCTATAGACCCTGAGTTACCTAATGTGGGACTCAAAGGTGACTATTATGTAGCACCTATGTTTATGTCTAAAGAATTTACGCCATTTGAAGGCACTATTATGTCTATTGACCCTTCAGGTCGTGGAAAAGACAAAACAGCGTATGCGGTGCTTAAAATGCTCCATGGAGTGCTATATTTGACAGCCGTAGGTTCGTTAGATGGTGGTTACTCAGAGGACACTTTGTATAGATTGTCTAACATAGCTAAGAAACATGATGTTAATTATGTTGTTATAGAGTCTAACTTTGGTGACGGTATGGCTACTGCACTACTAAAACCTATAATGGCTAAAATACACCCATGTGAAGTAGAGGAAGTAAGACACAATATACAAAAAGAAAAACGTATAATTGATACATTAGAGCCAATTATGAATAATCACAGGCTCGTAGTAGATGATTTACTTATAAAAGAAGACTTTAAATTAGAACCAGACCATCAGTTGTTTAGACAAATGACTAGATTGACTAGGGACAAAGGAGCTCTTAGACATGATGACCAGATTGATGCTGTGGCTATTGCCGCTAATGCTTGGGTTGAACGTATGGACAGAGACCAAATCCTATCCTACAATCAACATAGAGAAGAGTTATTGGACAGAGAGCTTGAACAGTTTATGGAAAACACAATCGGAAGAGAAATACAAAAGGACAGATTTATATAACATGGAACAAAAGAATTTTAATATTAATTGGAAGTTTATTTCTGAAAAAGAAGGCGGACAATGGACTAATGGTTATGTACCTAGTGAAAACTCAGGTGTAACTATAGCTACTGGTTTTGATTTAAAAATGCAAAATAGAGAACAGTTAGAAAGAATGGGTTTACCAGAAGGTCTAATTAATAAACTTATTATATTTACAGGGATTAAAGGGTCAGAAGCGTCAGATAAAGCTAAAGATTTACAAATAACTACTGAAGAAGCTAATCTTATAGATAGACAGTCTAAAATATGGTATGCAAATAAAATTGCTGAAAAATATTTTGAAGTATCTAATGGTAAAAATTTTAAAGATTTATCTGAAGCACAGCAGACTGTAATAGCTTCTGTGGGTTTTAATCATGGAGTTAGTTTTACACGTAAAGATGGTAGTCAAATGGACTTTATAAAACAAGCCGCAGAGGGTGATTGGACAGCTATGGTGGCTAATTTAAGAAACTTTGGTGATAATCCCATACTTAAACCAAGAAGATTAGATGAAGCAGACTATTTAGAAAAATCATTAAAAGATAAACCAATATCTCCTGCTTTTAACGTGTCTCCCTAATATTTATTGCAAAAATTTGAATAGGTATACCGCAGTAGCGGCGGCGGATTTTCCCCATAGGGGTCAAAATGTACGCTGTGGGCGGTCAAAAATGTAGTAAAAAGCCACAAAAAAACGGACATTATATCCGTTATGTGTCACACATTGCGGCGGCTCTAGGTTTTTTATATTTTGCCTTGCCTCAGTGCTTGTCTGTTTTTTTAGTTTTGAGTAATTAATAGATAAGTTCCCGTATAAGATAGAATGAAGGGTTACACTCTATAGATAGTAAGTAGTAACTCATCACTCATAACACCAACACACTAACAAGATAAGAAGACAACACATGAGCAGATTGAAGCTGTTGACTATAGTCACATTGGTTGGCTATTGGTTGACTCTGATTGGTTGCACTGCAATTAATTATTTATGATTATTAACTATTTATTCAAATATTTATTTATTCCATATATTTTAGTTATATTATATGCCGCTAGTCTTGGGCGTGACTCAGTGCCTTCAATATTATTAAAAGAGTATTTTATATTTATGATACTATTAATGATATATGATTTCTTTAAATTGGCTATCCTGCCAAAATTCCACAAATAACAATTTAAGCCATGCAATACGTGCATATCTGTTATGCAATAATAGCATTACTAATTATATCCGTTTCTGCTATTGTGTTTTTATGTTCAATTTTTTAGTTTTATTCCAAGTGCTAACGGCGGTGACAGAGCCTAAGCTAATAATCTAAAAAGTTTCTGACAGGCTCAGCCTCATAGAGCCCACGAGTCGGACACCGCAACAGGTAGCCTTCAGGTTATGGAGTCGGTCTAGTGCTTCAGCGTCATTGCTTTTAGCCAGTACAAACAAAACAATGTTTGTCTCATAATATTTATTATGACTGATGAGCTCCAGTAGAGCGAAACAAACACACGGAGTCTTATATATATGAGAATACCGCACAAAGTCCAAAAGATTCAGGCTGAGGCTACACTGGCTAAGTTTAAAGACAGTCAGGCTAAGGCTGAGCATTTTGAGGCTTATAATAAAGAGACTGACAGAGCTAAAAAAATTAAGATGTTAGCTAAGGCAGTTGAAGAGGGTTGGATATAAGGTGTATCAATCCAAGCGTTATTGGGACAATATCAAACTTATTAAAGTTGATGACCTTGAACCGCTTGAAATTGTACCATTAGAAGACCAACACAAACAAGCTAAAGAATTAGAGCAGGAAGACAAGCTCATTCTTTGGCGGCTCAAATATCAATCAAATTAAAATTGTGGGCGGTTGCATTTTTTGCCGCCCTCAGTTATACTTTATATAAACTAACAAACAAACGGAGTATATTATGCAAGTTACACAAATGCACAGCCCTAAAAGCTACAACCCAGTTGCGAACCAGTACGAAATTTATGACAATTTTGGAAATAGATTTTTTCAATCTTATCGTTCTCTGATTGCTAAAATCACCGCTTCAGGTCAAGTCTTCTTAGATAAAAACTATTGGGACTATTCACGGACTACAGGCAAATATAGAAATATATTTTTATCTGAGTCTATAGCTGAAACTAAAAAGCGTATAAAATCTGGTGAGTATAAACTGGTAGATTTACAAAATCAGCTTAAATCACTTGAAGAGCCTGAGTTAAAGGCTAAGTATTTTGACAAGTGGAAGCAGGAAGAGGCTGAAGAGCAGGAAGCCTTTAGAAATAAGCGTTATGCTGAGAGGCTAAGAGTCAACGGCTTCAGAGATTAATAATAATAAACACACAGAGCGAAACAGGGCGGAACTTGCCGCCTTGTCTCAGGGTCACGCCCTGACTGATGAGCTCAATAATTAGCCTTGGACACTATGCGAGTTATTCGTTAATAACTCAGGTGGTGGCTTCCTGAGTGGGTCGTGCTTTGCACTCTATTCAGCTTGTATATATTTATTTATATATAATTAATATAGATAGTGACTATATCGGAGACAGGCGGAAGATTAACACAGACAATTCCGCCTACTCCACCATTTATATAGAGCTTAGCTTTGAGCTGAGCTTTTATTATTAACAAACTAACAACACGGAGCTGAGCTTATGTATATGAGCCTTGAAAAACTAAAGATAACTGAAGTAGAAGTTGAAAACGGCAAGTGGGTCGGCGGTAAGTTTAAAGACCATAAAACGCCAAAAGAAAAACACAAAGTTGTATTTGAAGATAGTTATACAAACTTAATTGATATTGTGTCAGAGCT